TGCGCCCCAGCCCCTGGAGGACCTTGAAGCCCCCCGCCAAAGCCTGGAAGGTGTCCACAATGTCCTGCGTGTTCTGCCGAATCGTCTCGATTGATGACGTGTTCCTCGCAGTGGCTTCCGCGTTGTGGGCCATGTCTTGCTCCATTTGCACGACGCGCGCGTGCAGTGACTTGATGAACGCATCGGACAGATGTTCGTCAGCCATGGTCTTTCCTTTGAAGCGACAACATCGCGTCCCCTATAGACGTAAAAAAACCCGCCGTAGCGGGTGTAGAAAAAGCTGGAAGATGCACACAAACAGACGAGGTACTCAAAGTCTTTACGCGTATATGCCAAGACTCCGATCGGAGGCGTCGCTGGCATGACATTTCATTTCTGAATGCTGGCTGACAAAAATCTGACGTTTACCCTACAGTTGTCTAAAATTGGCTCCCCAAGAGAGTGCCAATTACAGAACAAATTGAGGCAATAATGAGGACCATCGCGACTAACTATGTTCGCTGGAACACTCCGCGCCATGTGGTTCAAGAAGGGGTACACCCCGAGGACTGCGATCTCACAGTCTCTGGTATTCACTCGTTTCCGGCAGGTATCCTCAACTTGGATCTATGGTCGAAGGGCTTCGAAGATCATGCGCCTTCCTCCAAAGCGTTTGTCGTCGTGCTCAGCGCGGCCTTGAGCCAACGGCGAAACCCCTTCCCGCCCTATTTCACCGGAACCACTTTGGCGCGCGATACGCCACTCCCTTTTGTTCTGGTAGCCGACCCGACAATTGGTCTATGCGACGATATTAAGCTCGCGTGGTACCTGGGCAATGAGTTCATTCCTGATCTCTATGACAGGCTCGCTCGCGCGATCGACTCTATCGCCCGTAAGACCAAACTTCGCGCTTTGATCGTCGGCGGTTCTGGCGGCGGGTTTGCAACAATCCAACTGCTGTCACGCCTGCAGGAACCAGCTACCGGTATGGTTTGGAACCCTCAGACTTCAATTGGCCAGTATTACCCTGATGTAGGTGCTAAGTACATTCAGACGGCGTACCCCAGCATTCTGGTCCCACCAGCTGCGGCCAGCGAAGCGCCAGTACTCCAAGCTCTTCTGCGGGATTCGCTTTCCCACGTGCCCCACACCCTGCCCGCGCCGTCTTCGTTGCGTCGTCACCAACTGCTTTACATGCAGAATGTCAACGACACAATGCACTTAAGACAGCATGCTGGTCCTTGGCTAAACCAAGCGAAATTCGCAGCGGTCAATGACCGTTCTTACATCAGCGAAGATGGCAGCATCCTTTTCTTCCCGGACACATGGGGAGAGGGACACGCGCCGCCAAGTGACGAGCTCATAAAGGATATGATCCGAAGGCTCGCAAACGGTGAATCGATTTCATATATAGCAGCAACCCACCGCCAGAATGGCCCGGTTCCAGGTCCCCTTGGATTTTCCTGGTTTCAGGCCCGCGATCTTACCGTCTCCGACGTTCATATCGACTGTAGGATGGAAGACGATCGAATCGACGTGAACGTCTATATCAAAGAGTCGCACGAGCCCAAGAACCGCTACCTGTTCGCCTTCTACCTATATCGTGGCAGCGTCAAATTGGATCACACGAAATATCGGCCATCACCCAACGCCTCCTTCCGGACCCCCTCGGAAAATGGCTTGAGCGTGGCAGTATTCATACGTGATCAATTTGGGGCGTCCAGGAGGTTCAGCGCCAAGGTGCAGCTTGGGCTTTGTCGGCCCATGGATTTACAACCCGTCGACGTAAATCTCATAGGCACTGATAAAGATGCTGTCAGCGACGTTTTCAACAAGAGCCTCGATGTTGAAGACAGTGTCAGCGGTCATCGCTTCTGAGGTGGTCCCTGAAGCTATGCGCATTGCTGCCCCAGAGCGAGTTGCTTCAAGAATTTGCAACTGGCTGCCTACCGGGTTGGTATTCAGCATCAGGCGTCCCTCCAGGACGAACAGACCAGTTTCGGAAGAGGTGAAAGTCACGCTCAATGGCGTCGAACCGAATCTTGACTGAATTCGCTTGTAACCCGTCGTTCCACCCAGCGTACCGTACAGGCGATAGCGAAGACTCTTCATGCCTGAATTGCTTGCAGCGCCATCTCGCCACAACTGCCCCCTCAGACTCAGTTGCCGAAGAATGGTCGGCGCAATGCTATTGATGGTCTGATTGGATATTACGCGGGCCACGCATCGCGCCGATGTCGCAGGCAGGATGCCGTTATTCAGCAACGAAGTCGGAGGCACATAGGAACTTCCGTTCGCTAGAAAATTGATGCGGTTAGCGTCAGCGCCTGTGCCGAAGACGGTGGCGTTGGATACGGAAACCATAGATCCCGCTTCGGCCCACACGGCAACCGCCTCTGCTCGCTTTAGCGAACTGCCGTCCATGTTTAACCGGGACAAGATGTTCAGGCGAACGTGTGTACCGTTATCCTCAAAGGTTACCCAGTCCAAATGCCCGTTGTTATGCTCCTGTGCCCACACCCCGTAGGCGTTGTTTCGGAAAATTGGGCCACCGGAAAGAGTTCCGGCATTCTGTAGTCCAATAGCGAATTTCGCATGGAACAGTCCGCGGACGCCTCCGCCTGCGGTGTATGCGACTCCGTTTGGCTGATATCCATTTCCTTCGAAAATTCCGCCCTTGACGTCCACTAACGAGTGGTCGCCACCGCTGACCCCCCATGTGCAGTTGCTCGCGTGAACATTGTCCGTGTAGATCTCTGAGTAGTTCCCCGCAGTAATCCCCTGCGCCGAAGAGCTACCATTCCAGCCAACCACTTTTATATCCTTTACCTTGACTCGCGTGTACTGACGAAACACGAGACCAGAGGCAACTACTCCATTGGCACCCTCGCTTAGTACTGCTGTTGGGACATTGGGATGCCCCCCTACGTCAGGCCCGCGTATCTCAATCGGTCTGGCTGACAACAACCCTTCATCGGAGAACCTTCCACGCGCGTAAGTTCCTGCCGCCAATTGAATGCGCCAATATCCCTGCAACACTGGCCCATAATTGGGAAGGATGTCGATTGCCTCTTGGAGCGTCAGAACAGGTTTGTCAGCACTTAACCCGTCATTGCCCGCTTGACCGGCGTTGGACACATAAATCGTATTTAGGCTGTCAAAAAGTGGTGTAGGGCGGAAGACGTCGCCCCCTCTCTTGATAACGCCGGGACCGGAATGCCTCACAAGATGGAAATGAGGGATAGAGTCAGTGGAAATGTATATACCGACCGGCCAATTAAGGATTGCCCCTTGCGCCAGTGCAGCATTCACCGCCATCTCGATTCCCAACTGATTACTCGTAACACCGTCCACTGACCCGAGGGGGTAGTTCCTGACGCTCACAACGTCGTCAAACCGTTCTGAAGCAGGCCGAACGTGCGTGCCGAGCCCTGCCGCTTTGTATCCCACCATGGCTGCGCCACCGAGCGCGCCAGACACGTTAGCTAGCTCTTGACGCAATGACGCATCACCCACCGATACAAATGAGCCCCCTTCGGACAGCCAATCACCCGTCGTGGTATAGGGTAGAGGGGTATCGGCAGCGACTCGATAGAGTTCACCATCCCTCCAAAACACTTGGTTGCGCGCAGTGATGACTATGCCCGGACCATAGTCACCGATATCCTGGTAGCCGGACGACACAAGAAATTCTGCGAACGCCTCCTGAGACCCCTGCATGAAGCTAGAGAAGGTCTGGTTCGATTCATCCATAAAGCCGGTGAATTGCCGCTCCATCCCGCTCCATGTCTTTCGAACTCTGCCAAGCCTGTCTGTCCAGCTATCTGCCGCAGGGTCATTAAGGGCGGAGTCGAAGTTTTCCGCGTTGTCGTAGAGGTCCTTGACCGCAGCGCTACCAAGCGGATTTCCAGTGTTGTAGGTCGTCATTCTTTGGCCCAATAAAAAAGACCCCTCGAAAGGGGCCTTGGTTGATGCTGGAAGATCGTTAAGTCGGAGGGAAATCGTTGTCGAATGCGTAGACCCGAGAGTCGTAGTTCACCGCCGTCACTGCTACCTCAAAATCTCCCCTTGGCGATACACCAGAAATGAGCGCGGGAAAGCAGAACGACGAGAGCGGACCAAAGTACAGGTGCGGCGGCTCATGGCTGAGCGAGATGGACGGCCATGGTTGGGGAACCATGGCTCGTATGTGGTATTTGTCGTCTCCTTCTGCTGCGGCGAACGGCCCTGCGAATGACCCATCTAGACGGCGATAGGCGACCACATGCAGGCCCTCCGAAGCATTCCAGGTGACGGGCTCACTGCTTTCCAGGATCGCACCGCCCGCACCATCAGACGCAATGCCAACGAGCAGCCCAGTGCGTCCATATCCGAACAGACCCACATAGCCCATGTATTCGCTGTTGAGGGCGTCCAGCTCCGTCGTAAAGCTGTAGTCACTTTTTCGGTAGTACATGGCCGCCCGACGACGCATCCCAATGCGCCATGCGCGAGTTCGATCCGTTACGCCGTCCAGAGTCATCTTTTGAACTTTGGCCCCCAAATCGCCTGGCAGGCGGCACTGCACGGTCTCCCGTACCCACGTTTCGGCATTCACGTATTCAACATCGACTCCGTCGTAATCCGTGATTTCGGAATGCGTGGAGCGATTGCGACGCAGCGGCGCCTTCATATTGAAGGGGCCATACGATTGCTCGAACTGATTAACGGGCTTCACGTCCTCACGAACGGGGCGCACTAGGCCATCGCCGCACGTGAACTCAGCCATGCCAGCGCCGAAGGCTGTGTCTAACGCTTCCTTTACCGTGGTCGCATCGAATACGAAGTCCAGTGTGTCGCCGCGCGCTTTCCAGATCGCGTCAAGGCGTAGCCACTCTTCAATGTCAAGAGCCTCGTCACCCACGCCGGCCGATTGGAGGATGTAGCGCGCAAAAGCCGTAATGTCCCGCGTGGGTGTGGGCGATGACCATGTGCCGTCCGCCAGTAGCGTCGGAAGCACACGAACGGGGATGACGTTGATTTGGTTCTCACTCTGTGCCGCCAGCTTGCCGCCGCTGCGCAGCATCACGCTTATGGTCGTCCAGTCTGGGTACACCCAATAGTCAGGCATCCGCGCCTTGAGGCCGTACCACTGGCATTTGTCTTGGGCCTGGGTGCTGGTAGACTGCGCGCCCACGCGGCGCATGCGAACTGCTGGCACCATCGGCGCGATGGAGAATTGTTCGGTGAATCCGATCTGGTCAACAGTGGCATCGGAAAATGTACGTGCCACCGTCACCCTCGGCCCGCCGGCCACGTTACGGTATTGGTATTCAACGCTGACCGAGCGAGACTCCACATCACCGCCATCTGACAAATAGCACAGCCCATTGGGGAAAAAAACGTCAAGCTCCAACGTGCTGGTGACTGCGCCGTCAGGGGTAGCAATAAACTCATTTGTCCACTCCCCATACACTGCCCCGCCAGCAAACCTCAGCCGCACGGACGCCGATCCCGTCTCGAACCCACCGGGAGACACATTGATGCTGGCCGGATCAAAACCATTGATGGTGCGTTCAATATCAGCTCCGAAGGTGTAAGAGACCCCCGCGGCAGGCGCGACGTGAATGGGCGTAAAGAACTCGGTGTCTTCTTCAAACTCAAGCGTGAAGATGCCTGCGCCAGGCGAAGACACAACCGTCTTCACGCGCCACTTCACATTTGAACCAAACGCCCCGACTTGAAATACCGCCCCGACAGCGACGGTAGGCATATGGCCAAAGTAGCCGGTGAAGCGACTAATCACATAGCCCGGTGCAGATTCGGTGGGGTCTACAAAGTGATCGACAATGTTGTACGGACGGACGTATTCAATCGCCACGATGGTGCTTACGCCCCACCCGCTTGGATACTCTCCATCGCCACGCGTGATAGTTGCGCCGCTAAAGGAATACGATGCCGGATCGGTGTTATCTCGATTGGCAAGATCCGTCGTAAGTTCCAGTCCCGCCGAGCCCGATGACGTGCCGCCCACCTCGGTAACCGTGTGCCAGATCTGCGCCGCGACTTGCCCGGACAGATTCGTGCCAGGTGGGTACACGCCGTAGATGGCGTCATCGCCCAGTGCGCTAAATGGCGTAGACCCGACGCGCACATCCGAATCAGCGATCTGGTAATTCCCTGGGCCGACGTTGGCAAGGAAGACCAACCATTGCTCTCGCTTGTTCACGAAATAGCGGCGCGGCGGTGTGAGATAGTCCACGAAGCGGCGATACCGACCGGCAGGCTCGGCCACCACGCTGCCGAGTTTTGCGGTGTTGGCTTTCCCATCTGCCGCTTCCAAGTTTCGCGATTCCGGCGTTTCGCGATTCGTCACAGGACGTTTGCCGCGGAACACGTTCAGAAGCTTTGACAAGATCGGATCAATGATCTTGAACAGGCCACCCATCGGGATCGTGTTCACGCGGACCAGCGCGCCCGGCGCCAGCGTTTCGCCCCACCGGTCTTGCGGCCACTTGACGCCATCAAGGTATGCCGCGAAGCGCTGCACTTCCATGTCGCGCCAGGCTGGAATCGTGGCGTCTAGGTATTGCTCAAATGTGCCGGCCCAGTCGATCGACTCCAGCCGCGTATCCAACTCGGGGGCAGAGTAGATGTCAATCCGCATAGTAAACAACCCTTGAATATCGTTGTTCGAAGTGACGAACGCGCGTAAGGCACGGCCCGGTTGGATCGTCGGTCTCCAAAATCTTGAGAACGCCTTCTTGATCTCGGATCACCAGCCCAACATGAACGCATACGCGGCCATGCCAAGCGGTGGCCACATGGCCCGGTTCGGGCTGCTCGGTGGCCCTCATGGCGTACTGGTGGGCCACACGTGCCACCTCGCGCGTTATGACAGGAATCAAGCCGGGTTTGGCGTCAGCGCATTCTGGCAATTTGACGCCTCCGAAGAACTCGAATTTCGCGTCGCGCGTCATTCCCCAGCAGTCGTATTCGACAGGACCTCGTCCACCGGCAACGTATCGTGTAGCGAGGTAGCGTTGCAGGCTCATAGGTACTTGATACCTGGCGCATTGGCCGCCGTGTACAACTGGCGAGACCACCGCAAATTCAAGAGGTCAAAGAATGCAGCGCTCAACGTTGCCTCATCACCCTCGATCGTGCCGCCCAGCAGTTTCATCACATAAGGCTTTCTGGCCGGCCGACTTTTATCGCTTTCGAGGTACTCGCGGTAGATAACCTGCACAGGCTGCCCGGATTCTTCAGCAAGATCGAAGTACCGATCAACGATGGCCGATACGCCGGCGACACCGAAGTTCAACGTCTGACGCCCCGTGTTGTTCTTCGCTGGAAGAGATACAGAAAGAGAACCCGCCTCGAACAGGACGAATGAGCCCGACACGCCTAAGAGTTGGTTTTCAAACCCATCGCAGATTCGAATCGGGATCTGACCGGCCACATTAATTTCGAGTGTGGAGATGATCAACTCGCCAGCGGGCGCGCTTGCGTACACTTCGGCAAGAGTGCTCATACTTTCGGCCACTCCCGGTTCATCGCCAGGTCAAAGATTTCTGGATTCGCCACGAAGCTCGGCAGGATTGCCCACTCGTCAGGAAGCAACGGGCGTTCCCACACTTCCAAGGTGGCAGAGAACTGCCAGCGATCTGCCCCCCAAGCGATCGGACCGTTGTAAACGCCGGAAATACGGCACACCCGCAATGCATAGCCGATGGGATGCCGTAGATAGATGTTGAACCACTCGGTGCCGTCTTTGAGAGTCGCCTTGTACCAGAGCTCAAACAGCCGGGCTTGTGCGCTCGTCATAACCCAGGTGGCAGAGCGCATCACCGGTACAGAGCTGAATTTCCGACGTTGCCGAGCGCGGCCGGAATCCATGGTCGTGCGCTGGTTGGGGGACGTAACAGCATACTGATTCGGAGCCCACAGGGGTGCGGGAAGCTGAGATGGATAGTCGATCGAGGTTTCCATTTTTACCGACCTTGGCGCTTAAGGCCGTATGTGGATTCCAGCGTTTGAGACATCTCACCCCCGCCTTGTATATCGGCCACGAACAGGTCCGCGGTCAAATTGCCATCACCATCTCGGCTTTGAGAGACTTGGCCGGCTCGATCCCGATTCTCGATCAAATTGATCGTCACGCTCGGGATAGAGCCGCTACCCCCTGTAGCGTCCTCGTTGCTAACGACCTCACCACGCCGGTTCGGCAGCATGAATTGCTGGCCGTTGGCAGCATTGAAGACTTCTGGCGCCCCGTTCTCGTTGATGCGATACATCTTCGCAGCGTCCACTCCCCCACCGTACTGCCGGCCACCGCCACCGACCAGGGCCAAGCCCTCGGCAAGGCCCACCGTAGCGCCGATACCCGCCATAGCAGGCGCTGAGTTGGCGCCAAAAGACGCGAGCGATGCGAATGCGGCGGGGATGGCCCAAGCGGTAGCCAGAGTGGCCGCCGCCGCTGTGCCGGCCGCCGTTGCCGCTGCGGTGGCGGCCTGGCCCATGATCAGATTTTTGACGTACTGCAAACCCATCTGCACAAGCGCGTTCACGCCTTGCTTCAGAATGGCTCCTGCGAGTGCCTTGACAGCGTCTTCACCGGAGCTAGCACCTGTGGCAATTCCTACGAGCGTATCCGAAGCGGTCGCGCCCAACTGGTCTAGGCTAGACATGAGAAGCTCATTCCAGCCCGACTGACGGCGGAAATTCTCCTCCTGCAAAACACGCATCTTCTCGTCGTGAGCCGTCTCAGCTTGGGCCTTGAGATCCAAGTAGCGCTGGTCCTCAAGTATCTTCGCTTCGTGCAGCTTGCGTTGATTCTCTAGTTCGGCTTGGAATCGCAGTTGTTCGGCGGCGATAGGATCTACCTGGCCAAGCAGTTTCTGATTCTGCTCTGCTTCGTTGACCTTGCCGATCGCGCGCGCCAAAGCTTCAACCTGCGCCACTTGCTCGGGAGTGGCGAAGGGGTTCAAAGCCGCCTTCGCCTTCACCACCTCGAGCTCGGTGCCGGCCAATCCTGCTTCATAGAGGGCGGTCGCCAGCCCGTCTATCACCTTCTCGTTCTCTTTCGCTGCCTCAGCGGACTTTTTCGAGCCAGATTCTCCGGCCTTCTGGGCCTGCTCTAGCTTGTAGATCTCCGAGGCTAGACGTTCTGCTTCCTCTCGATCCTCTTTCGTAGCGTTGGCACCCAGCTTCTGGATCGCCGCCAGGCGAGCCCGAGCGTCTCCAGTAAGCTTGGCGAGCGCCAGTTCATCGCGCATTCCTTGTAGGCGCTTCGCTACCTCCGGGTCTGCGTCTGCCGGCTTGCTGGGCCCCCCGCTCGTCCGCTCGCGCGGCTTCTGGTTGGCAAGCTTTTCCTGGAGCTCGTACAGCTTTTGGAGGCGACCATTCACTTCATCAAGATTCGCCTTCTCTTCGACAAGCGACTTGTTGGCATTCGACAGACCATCGGCGCCCAAGTTTGCGCCTCGCTGCTGGGCCTTTTGCAGCTCAATGATGTCCTTTGTGATGGTGGACACGCTTCGAGCAGCATCGCGCGCCTCTTTCTCGATCTGCTGGATCGCATCGCCTACCTGTACACGCCGCAGTTCTAGTTGCGCCTGAGTCAGGTTGTCTACGGCGGTCGCCAGCTCTTCGACGTTGGGCGCCGCCTTCCGAGAATTGTCGCCAAACAAATACACGCCGGCTGCGGCAGTCGCCAACAATCCGATAATTCCGGCCGGCCCGCCCAGCATCGCGACCAACCCGGTCCCCGCAGCGGTCGTCGTGCGTTGCGCTGCGGCCAAGGCGGTCTGAGCTGCGCGATGGGCATTTGCAGCAGCGGTGGAGGCAGCGAGCGACCCGCCCAGACGAACTTGCGCTGCGGCCTGGCCTGCAGCAGCGGCTGCCGCCTTCTCGTTGGCTATGGCTTGCTCAAGGGCTGCCGCCGCTTGTGCCTTAGCCCCCAGCGCCGCGCGGGCGTTGGCGAGCGTAGACGCGGTAATGCCTGCGAGGTACTTCGCCATCGCGCCGGCGCCGATCGCCAGCAACGCGGTCACAAGAGTTTGCAGGTTCTCGGCAAGCGTCAACACCGCCTTGGACAGCACACCTGTCGCGCCCGTGGACCTATTGGCCTCGCCCACCATCGCGGAAAGGTTGTTCCGAAGCGCGGTGAAAGCGTCTTTGATGGTCGTGGCCATCCCATCAGCGGCCTTCTTGTTCTCGTCCAGCGACGTGCGCAAACCTTCTGACAACTGGCGCGCGGTCAGTTGGCCATTCACGCCCAACCTGCGCACCTCTTCCGCCGTCTTCCCAGTAGCCGCGGCCACGTCCGCCACAACGGTGGGGATCGCGGCCAGGATGGTTTCCCAAGCGTCCGCTTCGACACGGCCCTTGTTGAGAACCTTACTAAAGGCATCCGTGGCGCTCTTCGCGCGATCTACGCTAGTCGCATTTTTGACGAACGAGTACGAAAGCGAGTCCGTGACGTCCAGTGCCGATTCCGTGTCGTAGCCCATCGACTTAAGGGCGGCAGATGTGCGGATATAGACTTCCTGGGCCTCGGACAAAGACCGATAGGTCTTATTCGCGGTCTCAAGCAGACGAGTCTGCACGGTGTTGTATTCGGCGGCGTTCGCGGTGGCCATCTGTACACGCTCGGCCATTTCGTTGTACGCCTCGGCCATCTGGATCAGGCCAGAAACGCCTTGAAGCGAGATGATGCCCGCCAGCACACCAGAGAAGCCTTTTAGCGCAGACGACGAAACAGCCGCCTCGCGGCCCAACCCCTTTACGGCCGCAGCCGTCTGCGTCATTTGAAACTGCGCTTGGTTGGCCGCCTTATCCGTTTGGCCAAAGCGCTTGTTCATCTTGTCCAACGTCGAATCGACGCTGGTGGAGCTGTTGACGAGCTTCGACGTGTCGGCCTCGACCTCGTAGTAGATCGACCCGACATTCATTCCGCCTGCCATCACTGAACCCCTTTAGCTGCCTTTCGCTTTGCTTCGATCTTGTCGAACCACGCCATAGTGGCGTCATGCTGTTCTTTGGTTGGTGCCTTGGCGCCAGGTGCGTTACTTTCGGCCGGCGGGAACTTGGCGCGCAATGCGCCGACCATCCCGGTCATCGTCAGATCCCAAGCGTCTCGCTCCGAAACGCCTAGATGAGCCATGGCCATAGCCACATGGTCCCGGGCCACGAACTCCTTCACATACACCGGCTCATCATCACCCGGCCGCCTCGGCAACGGGGGCAGTGCGCCAGTGACGCCATGCTTCAGCAGGCAGCGCGCAAGCGGGACCACATGCTCCGCCGGCGCAGCCCCTGGCACGTATTCCAGCGACCCGGAGGTGGTCTCGTAAGTGCCAAACAATGACGAAGGGTCGACGTCTTCGCTAGCGCATGCGTAGATGACGCCCAAAGCGGCCTGGAACAACCGGCGCGCCTGGGCGTCATCCTCTGCCCCACCCATGACCGTGGCAAATGTTTCGACTATCTCGACGGGGTCTCCCAATCTAGACATTGCATACAGCGAGGGACGTAGGCGCACAACCTGGTCCCCCGCGTACACACCAACTTCGCCAATTTCGGTCAGGATCATGAGTTATGCCGACGTGACGGTCACCGGCACAGTGACGCTCACAGCCGGACGAGCCGCGCTGGTGATCTTGACGCTGGTGCTGCCTTCGGCGACACCGGTAATCAAGCCCACGTTGCTAACGGTGACCACAGCGGGCGATGCGCTTTCGTACACTAGGCCCGGAGCGGCGCCAGTCGGCGAGACAGAAGCCGTCAATGCCTGCGTCGCGCCCTCTTCCACCGATACCGCGGTGGGAGAGACGGAAATGCCTTGGACCAAGGGGACCACCGTCAGGGCGATCGTGTCGGTAACACTCGGGGCAACGCTGGACGCCGCCGTAATCGTCACAGATCCGGCGGCGATGGCCGTAATCTGCCCTGTAACTTGGTTCACCGTCGCCATGGCCGGATTGGACGACGTCCAGCGCAGCGATTGCGAGGCACCAACGGGCATCACGACCGCCTCCGCATCGAACGACTGACCCACCGCCAAGCTCAGCGTCGACGGGATCACCTCAACGCTGGTCGGATCGGCTGCGTCTGGGTTGGGAGTGTCTTCGACGATCAAGCCGTAATCGCTGCCGGTGGCGCTAGCTTCCAGGCTGAACGTCACGACATCATCGAACGGAGCGCTACGGCTCATGTTCGACACGAGCATGAAGGCCGTGAACGTCAGGTCCGGAAACGTCATACGCATCCATGCGACAGGCTGGCCGCCAGTAGCGTCGGGACGCGCAACGTGCTTGGTGATCTCGATCAGGTTTTCAGAGCCGGCGCCGGAGGCCTTGGCAGTGCCGTCTCCCGAGATGCTGAGAGTCTGGAACGTGGCGATATTCTCGCGCAGCGCGCCGACCGAGTCGTCAGCGGTCGCGTCGGCCGTTTCCCATTCGAGGGTGAATTCCTTCGTTCGGAGGGCGGCGAAGCGCTTCCAATCCGTTTCGGCGGGGAGTTGATCGCCGCAGCCGATGTGGTATTCCAGGACCACGTCACGGCCAACATACTTCTGGTTCTTGCAAGTAGCCATTAGTGGCCTCCAGTTATAAAAGCACTTCAAAATCAAGCGAGTACCAAGGGCGGTTCTCGCTCGTGTAGCCGGGGCCGACGGCTTCGCCGACCGCGCGCACGGACGCAGAGCCGCAGGGCGATGATTCGCCTAATGCGGCCTGGGACAGTGATTCCATGGTTTGTTCGACAGCGACGACATGCTTGCGCCCGTCACGCGGGCCTAGCAGGATCACCTTGAAGCGGATAACGCGGTCTTCAACATTGGGCGCCGGTCCACCCATCTGCTGCACAGATGCGATGAATGCTCCGTTGACCGACGGGCTATCAATCCACATGCCGCGGCTGTACTGGTATCCGTCGCCAACAACCGCTTTTAGCCAATCAGTGAAGGCGTCAAACACCGTAGATCCTTTTGAGAATGGCCGGCACCGCGCCCTTTATCTGATCAAAGCCCTTGGTAAGGAATTCGGGCTCCGCATTGGGGTCCCAATAGTTGCCGTTGCCTGTGCCACCGCCAAAACCCACGCCGGCGCGCGTCCTGCCGAAGTCGGCCCGAGGCTTCCCTTTGAGCTTTCCTGACGCTTCGTGTACAGCCGCCGCATAGGAGGCCGTGTACCCGACCGAGCCGGACACCTTGCCTTCCTTCACGTCGATCTGTGGCGCGTACTGGCTGTTGACCAGGTTGCTGGAGTCGATCGGCGTCATCTGGGCGGCCATTGCCGATCCCTGTGACAGCGTCTCGTAGACGGCACGCTCGGTCTTGCCTTCGCCGATTTCCTTGACCGCGATCCGAAAGCCGCGCTTTACGCGCTCGATGCCCTTGACCGGCATGTCAGGTCACCAGCTTCAGGTCCGGCTCTTCGCCGAAGAAGGACATATCCCAGTTCGTCACCGAGCGGATCTCTTCCCAGCCGTTCGAACCGTCAAAGCGAATCTGATCCAGATACTTGGGGCGCTTGTCCTCAGTGAAGATCACGTGCTGGGAAAGAAACTCCGCTCCGCGCGCCCCACCC